TCGGCATACACCCCTGGCTCGATCCTATTACTAGGATAGAGATAATCCAGGTCGGAAGTGCCAGTTCCTTCTCCTTTCGAGAGCTCCACGCGGAGCATCTCACACCAGTCTGGTTCACAAGCCTCTAAAGAGGTTGTAGATGGTTGGAGAATACGATGTTCTTTTCTTTGAAGCGCTTTGTTAAAGCGCATCTTATAGAAGACATCGTTACTGTAACTAGGAGGAATCCGAACGGTCAGAGGAATCTGAAGTTCGGTCCTAGGGAAAAAGTATCCACAGGCATCTTGAATAGTATCAATAAGCCTTATGGAATCCTCGTACCCAAACTTGACTATAAAATTGTTAATCAAGTCTGCTACAGTAGCTAAATTGGTGTGGGACTTGTCAAGGAATTTCCTTACTCTCACAGGTGTGACATCCACTCCTAAGTGGAAATCACCTCCGCAAGACTCTCGGAAAGGACCTTGGACATAGGTCTTGTTGTGATTGATCTTCAAGCCAATCATCTCAAGATCATGCATCGTCGCTTCGGCCACGCCTACTTCAACGATGATGTCGTCCCCGTATACATACGCAACGGGCCTTTTACAGCCCAATCGGTATGCAGTCGCCTGCGCACTTGCCCAAAAAACGAGTGCTTCAACTGGAAAACAACAAGAACTACCCATAGGGGCAAACTTGTTGAGTTTCACCACTCTGCCATCAGGCAGTAGAGTCTCTTCGGAGCGACATGCTTCGAAACATTGAGTCCAGACGGGAGGAAAAACATCCCGAACGAGCTGCAATGTAACTCTATCTGACGCTTCAGAAAGATCAATCGTGCATAGCGAACCATCAATACTAGATTGGTGCGCGAGAGCCTGATTGATTCCCTGATCAGTAAAATTCAACTGACCACGCGTTAGAGGGTGAGTCTCGAGAACCTTATAGAGTAATCTCATGAGACCTTGTTGTGCATACATTAGCACTAAAGGTTCACAAGATATAATCCTGGGTCCTCGGGAATCCTTAGGCACTAAACAAACACGTGCCCGAGGAATGGATTCCTCTGATTCTTCAAGTTTATGCATCTCATCTATGAGATGATTAGGCGAGAAGAAGAAGAGTTCTGAGTAAGAATAGGTGTCGTCCAATTTCTTGATATAAGAAAATGTATGCCACTTCTTCTCGTTAGTTACTCGGTCTGCGGTTGCACCGCTACCGTGACATGGTCGTATCAGACGCGGGTCTGTATTACACAAAACCCGCGCGATGATACGTTTCAT